ACTACAGAGTACACTAAGGTTAAGCCATATTTCATGGCTAGTTGTAGTGCTGAAGGTCATCCTACTTTTGGGATATACCCTTCTTCACTTGACTATTCCTATGGAAAACTCTTGGTTGGAGATGATCAGTTGGAGGATTTATTCCCCAGCAGTGATGCATCCAACCATGCCATACTTAATGCGTTAGAGACAGGTAATTTATTATCTCTTGTTTCGCTTGCTGAGTTTAAAACAACTCAGAATCTGGTTTCGACGATCTTCGTCCGTGTCTATAATCTTGTGTTTGACCTATATAAGGCCCTCAAGAAATTAGACGTACGGGAACTCTATGATTTAAGCAGTGATGCTTATATAGAATACCGTTACGGAGTCCGTCCACTAGTAGCAGACGTGCAAAATCTCATTGAATTAGTAAAAAACTTCGATGATGATCGCGACCGCGTCCAAAGTAAGTATGGTTTTCAGGCGTTTAAAGGCTTATCTCATATCGTAAAAATTGACAACCCAGTTTATCTGGATGTTCAATCTTCATGGTACGAAGCAAAGCAATTGCGAGCCCTGTATGTGGGAGAAATAGAGATCAAGAACATCTACTATCAGATTGGGTTCAACTATGTAAATACTGTTGACTCCCGAAATCATAGCATACTAAGCCAGTTAGGCTTAGATTCTGATTCTATTGATTCTACTTTGTACGATCTTATGCCCTGGTCATTTGTACTGGATATGTTCGTTAGTATAGGTGATTTTCTTAAGGCTGAATCCTTCAGTCAAGATATATCACCATTTAACGGATATAAAACGGTATTTATGGACTATGTGGCACGTGGGTCGTATGATGAAGTAGGTTTAAAGTATGCTTTTGAGAATAAGTGGCTGAGGTGGTTACACCTTAGCGATCTAACTCCTCAGGAGCACACCGAGTTGCTTAGGAAATGGAACATCGTGACTAATCAAGATGAGGACGGTATTTATACCGAACCCAACTATATCCGCTTAATGCGGAGTGACGTTACGCCTACCTTTCATAGCTTCACGGCACATCCACTTTTTGTGGACGCTAACAATGATTATTACGGCACGAGTATTGCGCATGAAGATGCGATCATACCTTATGCTTTATATGACGTTGATAGTGGCTCATTAACTCGATTGAGGACGAATACGCTTTGGCCAGTTAATTCTGACGAGAACGATCCTCCCTCGATTAAGTTTCTGGGACTTTATACCTACTTGTCTTTCTCGCCTGAGATTATTGACCTCTATTTTGAGAGATACGATCCTACGGCGGGTGGACAAGCATTGCTAGATTCTTTAGCACTGGACTTTGGGACGTATAGTTTTTATACGCCTCAATTAAATAATCCTCGCGCTTCGCTGGATTACTGGTTACGCACCTATAATAGTGCTGCTCCTGGTAATATAGCGTTCGCTCAGGAACCGACTGACTCTGTACAGCATCCCGATATTCCCCTGCATACATATAGAAAGTTAACTTTCTATCGCACGGATACCGGAAGTGTAGAGGGTATGAAGGTTCAAGAGGCAACCTATGATTATTATCGGCCACGTGCTATTCCACATAGCTACGACCATAATCAGTCATATAATGTTAACCACGAGTCTACTGGTGTAATGATGGATCGGAAGTTAGAGGGGGATTTTGAATTTATCCCATCTGTAACATTTGATCTCAAAGCAGCACAGATGGCCGACCTAGCAATTTTTGCAGAGCGGATCATAGGTGCTATCATTAATAAATCTAAGTAGATTCTCTAATCATTCTGGAGTTTTATCCATGAAGTCACAATTGGTACCACACGGAGCAACTAAGTTCCGTGAAAATAGCGCAGATAGCGTTACTTTTCATCTTGCGGAGCATACAGCTGCGCTTCCTTCAATCGTTACAATATCTCGCACTCTACCAACACCCCGTAAGGGCAATGCTGGAACGATGAAGATTTTTGTTAACTTTCGAAAATCGATTCTTATTAACTCTGGACTGGCGGACGAAAAAATCGTCTTACAAATTTCAAAGTTAGAAACGTCGATTCCTGTTGGGATTTCCGCAGCAGCAGCTCGTGTAAATGTTCGAGACAGCCTTCTTGGTTTTATAACCACAGATAGCAACCCGGACAACACAACTGCTGGTCGCGACCAATCCTTGGAAGACATGCTTGTCACTGGTATTTTACCAGATCAGCATGGCGATCCTACTGTCTAACCTAGGTTAGGCTACAGTATTGCATAACAGGAGAAAAGATGAAGATTAAACCTTCTAAAGTCAAACACTTTCTTAATGATGACTTGAATCTTACTGGTACAGACTTGTACTGTAAGATGGCACTATCTATATTGCCACAACTGCGTGAAGTGCTTTCAAAAAGCACTTATGATAGAATTCAGGGGGGCCTCAGACGAGGTAACCTTGATTCGATTGAAGATCCCGAAATTGACTTTTTATTAAGCCAGTTCCGGACAGGTGAGCGAACATGTTCACCTTCTCTTTTCTCGAATCTCTATCAGTTTAAAGCTTTATTTAGTAAATTACCTCCTAATGGGTCTTCGGATCTTCAGGATGAAAATGCTATTAAGGTTTTTCTCGCAGGTGAGAAAAAGTGCTGCGTTACAAATCGCTTCCTTCGCAAGAAGGTTTTTCCGACGGATTCAATCCATTGGGAAGTAAAATCTCTTATTTATGAGATTCTGGGTGATTTGCCTGACGATTTTCTCAATCAAGAGGTTACCTTTGGTCCTGGTTCAACAGTTAACCCGGGAGGTCGAGGATATGCAGAAACAAATGCATTCTTCAAGCTTTCCGATAAGTTATATGTGAACGAAAGTTCTAAAGTATTCCTCGCCGCGCATCTTTCATACCAGCCTTTTTGGATCAACAGTCTAGCGTTGCATTATCATATAAATGACGATGTGCCTAGATTGCAGTACGAAATGAGTGTCTTTGACAAACATTTTGTACCAGTCCCCGACGTGTTTCCAAACCGTCTTGGATTTGTACCCAAAAAGAAAGATGTAAGCCGAACTATCGGAGTCGAGCTAAATGGCCAAGTAATTTTGCAACAATGTATGGGTCGACTGATCCGTACACGCTTAAAACACTTTGGTCTTAATCTCAACTCACAGTCTCGAAATCAACATCTCGCGCGCATGGCCAAAGTTTTTGGTCTAAGCACGGTTGATGTTGAGAACGCCTCCAATACTTTAAGTATTGAGACCGTTCGTAAGTTATTGCCATCGGACTGGTTTTGTGTACTTGATTGTTTTCGCCAAAAGGCGGGTAGCAATAAAAAGCACTTACCATATAAACAATATGATATGTTTAGTTCGATGGGTAACGGATTTACTTTCGAGTTAGAGTCACTCATTTTCTACTGTATAGCCCTCTGTGTCGCAAGACGCAGTGCCCCCATTTCTAAAGGGGCTGGATCCAAAACAGACACTCGAACAGTAGCAGTATATGGGGACGATATTATCGTTCCTCAAAACTGCTATACTGGTCTTGTGTCCGTACTTAGGATGTATGGGTTTAAAGTAAATGATGAGAAAAGTTTTCACTCTGGCTTGTTCTTTGAGTCTTGTGGATTTGACTACTACGATAGTGTGGCAGTGCGACCTTTTTTCGTTCGGCGGCATGTTAAAACCATCAGAGATGCATATTTTATGTGCAACTCGGTGCTTTTTAAGATGACTAAATCGTGCAATATATTCTTATTGCCGGCTTATCTCACCCTCTGGAAAGCGATACCTGAGTCCAAACGTTTACTAGGCCCTCTTCATTATGAATCGGGTCTAAAGCGTAACTGGGACGAAAGTGTCGATGATCTTGAAGCATGTCTCCGTGTTCCGTTATCCTTCGCTCAATCGAATGGCGCTGTCAAGTTTAACTATGACATCTATTCTTATGAGTACAAGAAATTTCGGTTTGTAAGTCCGATCGTACCTTTAAGCTTAAGCTCTCAGTATGCTGTTAAAAACATATTGTATCTCATGCTCATAAAAGACGGTCGGTCAACGAAGGTCACATTACGGGGTTTTTCTAATCCCGTTCTGGTCAAAAAGAGCACCTCCCGATGGGATGGGCTCTTAACAAAGTCTGAGTCTGCCGTTCTAAGCTATTCCTTTAGCGAAGTCCCCCAGGTTCGTCTTAACAGGTAAATTAATACCTACTTCGAGTATCGTGTTGTAATTCCAGTCCGGAGATTCATTTCTCCTTACTACTGGTCTAACAATACTCTTGGTCTACCAAGCTGCGTTTTGTGGTTTGCGACCTACTTTAAGGTCGCCTTGCCGCTTCG